AACAGACCAATCCCCACTAGCCACATTCCTGTTAGCCGCAGTACCAGCATCTCCACCACCACCGATAAAAGAATAAGAACCCGTGGCTTGGTTGTTTCCTCCTCCTACTACTACTCCGTGAGGAGTGTAGAAGTTAAGTGTATTTGTTGATGAACCTGATGCGTTTTGAGAAAGGGTTAGGGAAGTACCTGATATGGCGGCTACATAAGTGTGTGGGAAATTGCTTATGCTTGTACCTGTTATTAGTTGACCAACTTTAATTGATGCATTACTACCAGACAAAGTAACAGCAGTTGTGCCGTTCATTGTTCCTGATTGTGTAGTTACTGCTGAAGATGAAGTCCCACTATTGGTATATCCAGTACCTACAAAATTGTAAAAACCTGCAGAAGTATTGCTATATCCAGAAACAACAGCCGAATTATTTCCGCTAGTCGTATTTAAATATCCACCACCTCCAAATGCATATGTACCAGAAACTGTGGCAGAAGTACCGCCAGATAAAACAGCAGAATATCCACTAACTGTGTTTGATTCTCCACCAGCAATAACAGAACAAAAGTTAGATGATGTATTTCTATAACCACCACCTATAACAGCATATTGTCCATTGGCTACTTGAGAAGCCGCATTACGGCTAGTCTGCCAATCAACAGCATTAGCACCCCTAGCATTACCACCAGTAGCAGTAGATGTAGTGGCTTGTGCTTGTAGCGCACCAGATGGATATGATGGGCTTACCGCTAAGTTTCCATACTGGTCTAAATTCAGCACTTTGTTGCCAGCAAGTTGTAAGTTGGGTGCGTTAAATACTGTGCTTGATGTTGTTATTACTGGTACGCCAACACTATTTGCGGCTTCTAGTTGTGCGCCATAAAGATAAATTCCTGATGTTCCTGTTCCAGCAAATGAAACAGAACCAGCACTGGCAATCTTAAAGTTTGATATAACATTTGCACCACCTGCGCCCTTGCTTGCAGACAAAGAACAACGATACCATCCATTGCCAACAGAAGTAATTACAGCAGTCCCGTTTGTCCAAGAACCACCAGCACTAACTGCTCCCGCAGATACTGTACTTAAATTAAATGTGCAAAGTACATCACCAGTAGATGTATCTGACATATCAAGTTGAATCTGACTATATTCAGCAGATTTTGCATAAATAGAAGATGTTACATATTCTTGCGCTAAAACATAATCTGTTTGATTTATTGAATGATTGCCATTGGTGGTGTTATCAGTAAGTTTGAACGCATTAGAACCACCTAAAGGGTCTGTTGTAGCACCAGTTGTAGCAACAGTAGCATTAGTTAAACTCCAGACACCATTAGTAAATGTATTTGAATATGTAAGAAAGTTTTGACCAGTACCAGTAATATTTTCTGTTTGTGCTGTTAGAGTAGTAAATGTTCCTGTCGATGGGGTTGTGCCACCAATAGCAGGTGGGTATGCAAGCGTATCTGTACTGACTGCCTTCTCCGCTGGGTAATCTACCCAGACATTGACTGTGCCAGAGAAAGTTACCGCCGAGCCAGAGTTGCTCGATGACAGGATGGTTGTGCGGGTTAGTGTCGGGCCTGTGGTGGAGTAAGTTCCTACTCCGACTTCCCAACTACCAGATGTGTCCGTAGCAGTGTAGTAAGTTGTATTCGTATCCCCAATAACAGCGAAAGACTGATAGCCCGTGACAGAGCCAGTCAGGGTAAAACTCACCGTCGTGTTAGCGGTGCCTGTCTGTTGTACGCGGTTGTATAAGGCTAGAGCCATTATTTACCTTGTTTTAAGTTCCGCAATCTCAGCGGCTTGTGCGTCAACGATTGACTTTAGTTCTTGCAAGGCGTTAACCAAAACAGCAATCATTGATTGGTCGTTAAAACGCAGTTTTTCCAAATCTTCTGCATCAACAATGACTGGGGCATCCCCTTCCAAAGCAAGAACGTCTTGGGCTTTAAAGCCGTAGCGAACTGGGCCATGACCACTAACAGTTTCACGGTTTATTTTATAGCGATAAGCCGTGGGTTTTAATTTGCTAACAAAATCTAAACCGTGCGGTACTGGTGCAAAATCAGTTTTGTCACGGGCATCAGAAACAACAGTCCAAGCAACTTGAATATAGGCGTTGGTTACGCCTGTAGAACCCATGCAAAAACGGTCACTTTGAGTTGTTGGGTCAAATACTGGGGCATAAGTGCCCGCAGAATTAATTGGGTTTATTGCTGTGTTGGCGATGCCTGAGGTGTTATTGAGAAGTGCGAAATATCCAACAGCTGTGTTGTTGCCGCCCGTGTTGTTAAGTTTAAGTGCAGCTTCACCAATCGCTGTGTTGTTGCTCCCTGTATTAGTGTAAAGCGTTTGCCAACCAATCGCTATGTTGGAGCTGCCAACTAGATTGTTGTAAAGTGCTTCCTGCCCAAAGGCCGCGTTGTAAGCGCCCGAAGTGTTTTTGTAAAGTGCAGATAATCCAACAGCTGTGTTGCTGCTGCCTGTGTTAGCAAAAAGTGCGTATGTCCCAACAGCTGTGTTGTTGCCGCCCGTGACATTACTGTATAAAGCGTTTCGCCCAATTGCTGTGTTGCTGGCGCCTGTTGTATTTGAAATCAAAGCACTATTACCCACAACCGTATTGCTACTTTGTCCGCCAGCACCACGGCCTATAGTTACGTCATACACAGTCAAACTTGAGTCAGTAGTACTCCAAATTAAACGAGTCGAACCACCAAACGCACCACTGTTATTAAATTGAACCTGCGTGTTTGATCCGCCTGCTGCTGACGCTGAGGATGCTGAAGTTAACTGAAACCGCGTTCCATCATAAACAAGTACAACAATTGCATTTGCTACTAAATCTCCAGCAACCAAAGCAGTAGTGCCAAGCTTTGTTATGTTTTTATTACCAAGACTATTGACGTCTATAACACAGGAAGTAGTATTTGTAATACTTATTTTGACTATTAGAGTTAATCCTGTTATATAAGATGTTGGGGCAACGCCTGCGGCAAAGGTCACAACTAATTGGTTAGCCGTCCCGCTAGCAACTAAATAATTGGCGTAGTTACTTGGGTCGTTTAAAAACGTAGTTATCTGGGTATAGTTGGAATCCAACTGAGAAAGCGGTAGACTGCCCGAAGCTGCGGCAAAGGTGTATGTTGGAGTTATGGAAGTAGTAGCCATGTTAATTAACTCTGTGTGTCAATGATTGACCAAGAAGCAGCCTCCGAATCATCAATTGTAGTCCAAGAAGACGTTTGCGCGTTGTTTATCGCCGTCCATGCGGCTGTTTGAGGGTCGTTAATTGTTGTCCAACCAGCCGTTTCTGAATTGTCTATAGCCGCCCAGTTTGCTGTTTGGCTATCATCGATTAGTTTCCAGTATACGGCAACCAAAGTTCCCGTCAAGCCCGAAGCAGCCACTCCAGACAAGGTAACACTGACATTTTTTGTTACAGTACCAACCGCGCCTGTTGCTCTATTCCCAGTTAAAACTTGTGTGGCTACAACGCTACCAATATCGCCCTTCGCGGGGGCTCCTGTTATGGCAACTCTAGATGAGGCTGCTATTGAGCTTACTAAACCAAAAGCATTGGCGCTAGTAAGCACAACATTGACGGATTTAATAACAGAACTAACGGAGCCAGATGCTACCGTGGTATTTCCAATCGTTGTCCAGTTGACTGTTTGACTGCTGTTATTTGTCCAGCCAATTCCTTGACCGCTGTTATTTACCCAAGTAACAACATTGTTATTAAGTTGAACGGTAATATTTGCTTGAGTGCTTCCTACCGCACCAGAAGCCCCTACGCCAGAGATGCCAACTGCTATATCAGCAGTTACTGTTCCTACTGAACTTGCTGCCTCTACCCCAGATAAAACGGAACCTTGGATTAACGTGCCTACTGCACCAGAAGCCTCTACACCGGACAGCGCTACCGATATATTTGGGGTTACCGTGCCTACAAAACCAGCTGCTTGGTCGCCCGTCTCATCCTGAGAACCTGTAGCAGTTAACGTGCCTACCGCGCCAGACGATGCTACGCCTGTAAGTGCAACAGTAACATCCGTGCCTATAGCGGCAAACGGAGCGGAGGCAAACGGGGAGAGACCAAACATGGTTTAAACGGCGTCTAGCCGCCCTCCTCTTATGTTGTAGAAATACGCAGTAAAGCTGTCGTTGTAGTATTAGATGGCATTGTCAACGTAAAGTTACCAGCCGTAATTGTCTGGGAACCAAAAGTAAACACCGCTACCGCAGCATTACTTTGCGTTGAGTTGTACATCAACATCGCATTAAAAGCTGTAGACAAAGTCACCGTAGAATAAACAATACTTGCCGAAGGAGTCCAGTACCCAACACCTGCTGTGACGGAAGAGTTGGTGGCAGTAGGCGCAGTAGCATTGGTTACTGTTAATCCGCCAGCAGTGTAGTTTGTTCCCGTTACCTCGTTAGTAGAAGAGTAGGCTGTAGTAGAGGCATCAATCGTAGCAGAGGCTAAATACAAAGCTGCTTTAAAAGTGTCAGCGGTTGTGGCTGCGCGGATAGGAGCAACACCAAAGTTATGGGTTCCAGTCATTAACTGGCCCAAAAAAGAAGTACACATGCTTTGAGTATTTGCCATATCTGTTCCTTTATCCTAAAGAGGAGGTTTCTGCACCCACAAAACTGGGCACTTTTTTCAGAGTCACATGAGCGGAACGGTGGACAAGTTCTTCGCCTTTCCAGTACTCAACCCAAGTGGTCAGTTCGTTGTCATCTTCAAACGTGCCTTCCCGCTTCTCAAGCAAAGAGTCGTCCATCTCACCATACGTTGTAGTTACAAGCATTACGAAATCCTTATGATGGCTGAAGTGTTAGTTACTGCTGGGAATTGTACGGTAAATGTATTGGTAGATGTCTTGTCATTACCAAAGTCCAACACACAAATAGCACCGTTGTCACCTGCTTTGTAAATCAATGCGCCCCTTGCGGTAAATGAACCAGTCCATGAGGCGTTTGTAAATGAAATGTAGGATGTTGCCGCGCCAGTCTGGTTGCCGATTGTGGGAATCTGCGCGATTGTCAAAGCCTGACCGCCAGCCGTGTAACCAGAAGCTGTTACTTCGCCCGTGGCTGTGTATGCCGTTGTGGTTGCATCTAGCGTGGCTAAGTTGGTGTACAAGGCCATATAGAACGTGCCAGACGTAAAGTTAAACGTGCCATTCATTAGCCCCGTTTTAAATGTATTGCATGTCCAATTACCTGTAAAAGCCATTATCTAATCCCAGTGTTCTGTGGCAAAGGCGCTTCACGGTACTGACCACTGCGGTACGCATCGCTACGCTCCAGACCATCTCCAAGACGTTTAGCCAAGGCAAGTGCTTCCTTGTACTTGGTGTCGTATAAGGTGATGATGTCTTGCTCACCCTTCATGTAGGTGTAAGCTTCGACCAAAGAACCGTACAGTAGCACAGTATCAAAGTTGTCACCAAGCCATGTAGTCGTAGCTGTAGTGATTGATTCTGGGTAGTAATAGTAATGCAGTTCTACGCTGTAGACCGCATCTGGAGTTGGGCCAAGAATAAACGATAGCTCAGTGCTAATCGTTGAGGATGCAACAGTTGGACCAAACAAAGCATAGTACTTAGGAGTACCTGTATCCGTAGGAATTGGGTATGCCTCACGGATAAAGTTAACGTCTTTGTTCAGCAAATATGTATACGATCCCGTGGCATCAATTACAGCCAATGAATAAGAGGCTAAAAAATCTAGCGGGCAAGATAGGTATTTATTTGTGGAAGTGACCGTGCCTGTTACATTTTTACGCAACGAAGGAAACTGAACAGAGTTGTATATACGCTGTTCAGCTTGCTCAATAAAGCGGTTCAACTGGGTCGTTGAAGACACAACAGTGCCATCTGCCAAAGTGGTAGACGGGAACGTATTCTCGGTATACGTTTGTATGCTGGTAATCAACTCGCTGTATGTCATGCCATCGGTCCGCGTGACATCACGCCTTTAGTAGCGCAACCAGTGCCGCGAATCTTTATGCCGTCGGTTTTGATGGCTTCATCACCAGCAGACTTGCTGAACTGACCGAGGCTAACGTCAGCGTTCTCTAATCTGCTTTTATTAGGAGGAAAGCCCGGATTAGTGCCAAACTCAGTAGGAGCTTGAGTCATTTTTTTACCAGACATATTGTGTGGCTGGGCATAGACGCTGGCTGGGCCAACTTCTTTACCGCCTTTTTTCATGCTAAATGTAGCCATTACTTGCTCCCTTGGTTTGCAACGCGGGCTAAGTTACGTCCCATAGACTTCATCATGTCCGTAGTTACGCCACCTTTTTTGAGTTTTAATTTAGTGTGCATTCCGGGATGCTCTTGTTTGTCATGCTGCTTGAAAGCCTTTTTAATAAGGGCTTTGTCTTGAGCCATATCAGATTTTTTAGATTCCATTTTTGCCATGTTCAACTCCTAAGTTGTTGCTATCGTAACTGTACCAATTTGCACCAATAAAGCCAAGTTATTTGGCGTCAAAACTGCATCAAAACTGCTTGATCCGCCGACAGGATTCCAGCCCCATTGGAAGATTCTGCTACCACCCTCTACAGTACCAAGACCGGTTGGACCAGTACCACCAGCATCATTAGTTTGTAATCCGCTGGTGCCAGAAGTTATATAACTCAAATCTGGACGCGGCTCCCGCAAGGCCTGAGCATCTTCTACTGGGTACATACCCAATTGCAACTGGGGTTGATCTGGCTCCCAACACTCAGGACATACCTTGATGTTTACCTGCTTTGTCTTGATTACCAGTTTTCTTAACTGCTTGAGCATGTACCGCTGACCACAGCGATCACACTCCGCAATTGCCCATTTGCCTGACGCAAACTTATTAGGCATACATCATGTTCCTTGGAACATAACGATCAGCCGCTTTATCTCTATCTTCCGTAGACGCCAATGCCCATTGCTCTTCGTACTCAGACTTCAGCCCAATAGCACGCTCCAAAGCTCCGGGTATTTTTTGAGAAAGATAGAAAGCCAATCCTGCAACCATGCAAGGAATAAATCTAAATGGGATATCTTGGACATTTACACCGCCACCAGCGTCTTGAACTCTACGCAATCTCCAATACACAAATGTATATTGGCTACCGGGATCTGCTGGAGTTGGCCACACATTAATGCATGGCAACCAATTAGCATAAATTGATGCGCCGGCTGTATGCGCGGCAGCAGTCGTGTTGTTCTGCGCTCTAACGCAATTAAGCAGCTGGTTTCCACTTATGTTTGCATAGTAAATGGTCTCTGAGTCAATGTTAATAAACCCAGTAGAGGCAACCTGAGATGCGTCACTAATTGTGATTGTTGTGTCCGCAGACGTAATAGTCGTGGACAGCGTTGCCGTTGTTTTGTTTACATTCCCTGACTGGCGGTTAATCCATACTTGGATAGGGCGACCAGTAGCATTCTTGTTAGGGATAGTAG